ACCGCTCGTCTTCCGCACGGTTGACTCCGGTTGCCAATCCAAGTCCGCCTGCCATTTAACCCTCCACTGCCGCAGAAATTTCGGCCATCGTAGCCAACGCCTGCGGCGTAATTATGAACCCTTGATTGAAGTACTTGGTAGCCCGCATCAATGAAAGCCGCATCTGTTCCCCTGATTTTATGCCGTCAGGGACAGGCATGAGGACGCCATTAATCAGGTCGTGAATTGCCTCCACTGTGTGGATGACCTTCAGGTCGTCCCCGTCATAGAACAGGGCGAACTGGCAAATGGTGTAGTCAAACGAATTGATGCACTCCTCCGGGGAGGGGTGGAACACCCGGCGGCTCAAGTCAATCAAGACAGCCCGCCCGAACCGCTTCGCGTCTGCGCTTCTGAAAACTGTGTTCTTGCGCACGGATTTGACGCGCTCGAACCCTGCTTTCAAAAGAGCGTCGGCCACCTCATCAGCGGCCGCATCGCCTGTCGTGTAAATGTCTATGTCGGCACGGGACTCTTGCCCAGTGATTGCCCGGCGGACTGAACCGCCGCAGATCCACGCCTTGCCTCGCGTGAGTACGTCGCGGCCGATAGCCTCCGCAACACACTCCACCTCTGTTGGGAGCCTGTCATATCTGCGACAGAGCGAGACAAATGACGCTTCGATCACTACAGTCTTGTCCCTATTGGGCGCATTCTGCGACGACGCCGCTTGATTTGCTCGCCTTCGCCGCCTTCGTCGCTCCAGCCTGGACTGCCATCGGCGTACCCGCCTGGAATATCCTCGCCTTCGCCGCCGTCGGTGTACCCCCTACGGTACGACTCCATTTTCTTTTCATCCCAAGCCGGGTCTGGCGGAAGTTGTTCTCTCCCACGGCCATACGCATCCGGGTCATATCCGGCACCGTCTCCGCCATAGGCCTCACCGCCATCCCACGATTCTGGGTCACCATATGGCGGGCCTTCGCCACCATCGTCTGGCTGGTCGCCACCGTTCGCTTCTCCCCCATCCCACGGCTCAGACGTTTCATACGGAGGCCCCTCCCCGCCGTCGTCCTGCATCAGATAGCGGCGACGCCGCTTTGCCAAACCAAGGCCCAATTTGCGCATCACGTTCTCCTTTGCTACGCAATCACGCGACGCTTGCGCCGCTGCTGTTCTTTTCGGTAGTTCTCGCGATAGGCGTCGCGGTCAGCGTTTGGTTTCTCGCCAATCGGCGGGTTCTTGCCTGCCGCCTTCGTGCCGAAGCCCGTCGCCTTGTAGGCGGCGTTGCTCACGAACGTGTTTTTCTTTGAAAATCCGAGGCCCTTTGCCATCGCCTACTCCGCTGCCATCTGCATGTCCTGCCCACCGCCACCGCCGGCCGTCGGCAAAGTCTCGTCCATCAACTCACCGCCGTTCACCGGCGGCGGACCGCCCGGAACCTGCGGGGCATTCTGCGTCGGCGCACCACCCGGTCCACCTCCGCCCATCTGCTGCTGGAACTGAGCCGCAGCCTGCGCCATCATAGCCTGCATTTGCTCCTGTTGGAGACGCTCGCCCAACTGGCGGATATATTCGCCGAACATCTGCACCTGTTTCTCGTTCAACTGGCCGAACGCATCATCCTGGTAGAACTGCGCCAGCTTCTCGATGTGCGCCTGCGTGCCTTCCTGCGGACGCCCGTAAGGCATGATGCTTTCCATGATCTGCGTGATCGCATCCTCCGCCGTAATCAGCGGCAGGCTGGCCTCCGGATTCGGCGCCGTCACGTACTTGTCCGGCGACAGGCCCAGCGCCTTGCCGAGATCGCGCATCAGCGTGTACATGCCGTCCGGCTTCACAAGGCCCGACTGAATGCCGATCGGCGACAGCAGCATCTGCGCGTACTGCATCAGCGACTGCTGCAGCATCGCCTTCGACGTGTTGAACGCATTGGCCTCGAACTCGAACTCGTAGATGCCGTCGATCTTCTCGCGACCTTCTACCGTCAGGTAGGGATCCTCGTCCGGCCGCTTCACGCCCGAGATGCGGAACTGCTTGTTGCGGGGCAGGAACGCGCAGTTCAGGTCGTGGATGTTCGCGTAAATCTGCCCGATGCCGTTGAACAGCCGGCGCAGAATTCGCTCCGGACGCGCGTCACCTTGCGCCTGCAGCATCGACATCGCACCCGACGTGCGCAGCGCCGACGAACTACCGGACGGTACGCGGCCCAGCTGGAAGTCGCCGATCACCGTCGCGCGGTCACCCCAGTTTCCGGCCATCGTGATCAGGTTCAGCATCATCGACAGGCCGTTCGTGTTCGCAATGTTCGGGAACATCACGTCGCGGCCGGGGTCGCCGACCGGTACGCCCATGCCAGGGAACAGCTGCAGGTTCTCGGGCTTGATTGCGCCGCTCATGCGGTAGAAGAAAATCGGCATCGCGCCCAGCGTGCCGCTGTCGACCGTGATGTCGAACAGCATCTTCTGCACGTCGTGGACGCCTTCCTGCATCTCGAGCAGGCTCACGCCCTCGCGCCGGTCGCCGGCCGGGATGAAGGTCGCTTCTGCAAGCGGGCGCCGCGGCACCTTGGCCGGGAACACTTCCGTCAGGTGGCGGGCGCGCAGCACAATGCGCGGCTCCTCCAGCACCCAGAACACCACGTCCTCGGCCAGCCCGTCGCCGTCGAGGTCATAGCGGTCGAACACAAGCAGCCGCGTCAGCGTGCCGTGCGCGTTGTCGCTCGGCATCTTCCACTGGCTTTGGCCCTGTACCTTGTCGAGCGCCTCTTTCTTGAGGTGATCGTTCGACGGCTTCAGCATCTCTGGCTTCAGCGCGTCCAGTTCTTCCTTGGTGACAAGGTCATAGTACCCCGTCGCCGCCAGATGACGGATCTCGTCGAGTGTCGGGTAGGATCGCAGGATCACGTGCGGGGAGCCGCCCGGATTGGCAGGCCCCGGAATCTGCAGGTTCGACACACCAGCCGGCGTGATCACGTCGTCGTAGTCAAACGGGATGATCACCGGACCGTCGTGCGTGACCACGGCTTTTTTCGTCACCGCCAGGACGCGCGACTCGCCGGCGTCCGTGTCATCCTCTTCCGTGTAGAACGACACCCGCACCTTTTCGTCGTTCTCCAGTTCGACGCACCACTCCCAGCCTTCCTCGTCATCCGGGTAGATGTCGAGCGCGGCCGGGAACTCGTTCTGCACGATGCCACTCAGGTACTGGAAGAAGTCCTCGTTCTCGGGCGGCAGCGGGTACTCCATGCGCTCGCACACGTCGCGCCGCTCTTTTACCCACGTCGTCAGTGCCGCAAAGCAGCCGTCGTTCACGTAGGAGTCGATCAGCGTGCCGATCTGCTTCTCGCCGTTGGCCTCGACGAACACTTGGTAATCAAGCAGCTTGGTGACAACGTCTTCCTTGCCCTTGTTCGCATCGCTCGCCGCCTTCGCATTGAACACGCCGGGACGCGAGGCCATCACCGCATTGTGCAGCGTGTCCTGCACGCGCAGCGATTTCTCGAGCATGTCCGGCAGGCCCATGTTGGACGAACCAACCCACGGCCAGTTCTTCTCCTCGGTCCACATGCGGAACTTCGCGTATCGCTGGATGCGTCGCTGCCGGTCCTCCGACCGCGCCTCGAGGTCATCCTGGTAGAACTTCACGCACCGCTCGGCGACCTCGGCCCGGTTGACTGTAACCGACCGCAAACGACGCCGCGGGCGCGGCACCTCGGGCATCGCGGCCTCGATCGGATTCTCCGGCATCGGTTCGCGCGTCGGATCCGCTGGCGCCATCGGCTCGTCAATCATGCTCAAGGCCGGTCATCCCTGTAAATCACATCACCTCGACGCTTTGGCTTGACCGCAGAACGGAAGGGCGAATTCATCATGCGGCTCACACCGCCTCCGCCCGTCAAAGCCTTGAACGCCGGCTGCGAGTTTAGCAGGTACTTCAGCATCGTTGGATAATCGTCGTACTTGTCGCGCGGCGTCTGCTTCAGATCGCGCTCGTCCGCGCGCCGGAAATTGTCCCACACGTACCGCTTCATCTGCTGCACCGTCTGCTGGCAGCGCGGATGGATGAACAGGCGCGGCCGGTTCGTGCGACGGTCTACCTTCAGGTATTCATTGATCAGTTTGCGCCCGACATCCGTGTCATCAGCAAGATCGCAGGCCAGCCCCGCCGCGTAGAATTCCGACTGCCACGTCTTTTCACGGTCGCTCGAGGAGGGCGAGTTTCCCATGTTCGGGTCGATCAGGCGGCGCGCGATTACGGACAGACCGTAGTACCGCTCCTGCTCCTCCACATTCATCCGCGTGCCGACCGGGTCCGCATCGATCGCTCCCTCCGCGCACACGTAGATGTCGTCAGACGGATCAATCTGCGCCCACAAAAACATGTGCGGCTTGCGGGGATGCGGGTCGATCACGAACACCGTCGGCCACCGCGGGCGGATTTCGAACTCCTCGACGTGACAGTACTCCACAAGGTCAACCGACCCCGTCTCCGGACACTTTCCGTCAATCGGAAACACGTTCTTGCCTGCCGCATGCGACCAAGTCATCGGCACATCCGTAAATCCGGGGTGCACGCGGTTCGAAAAGCGGATCGGCCGGCCGTAAAGACGCACATTCTTCGTGTCTTCGGACCATTTCTTCGCCTGTTCCGACACCGAACGCTGGTCCAGCGTCGTATTCTCCTCGGTCCACAGTTCGAACCAGTCAATGTCCGGGTTTTTGTTCGGCCCCGGCTGGCCCGGCTCGTAAATCTCGTCAAAAATCCAGTCTACCGGGATCGTCGGGTCGTCCGGCCACGTCATCGCCAGCAAAACCTGCCCGTTCACACGCATCGTGCGCGCCTGGGACTCGCGAAACATCGCCAGCTTCGGCGGTTCGTCCATCACGATGATATGAAAGTCGCCCGACGCCGCATCCGCCGCATTTTGCTCATGAGACATGAAGTGGATCATCGATTGACCCATCACTTCGTCCAGATTGTCCGGATTTCGGCACAAAACGTGCAGCGTCAGATGCTTTTTCGACCACGATCGGTCCCACGACGCATCCACCAGGCACATTTTCGGGATCCAGCCCCAGTGGCCACGCTCCCCGCCCGGCAAATCAACGCCCGTCCACTTCCACCACATCATTTTCGGCAAAATAATCTGCTCGAGAACCGTCGTCAGCGACTGAACAATGATGCGCACGTTGATCGGACCGCGAAACTGAGGCCGCAAATCGTCCCGCACACTGTCCGGAATCACGCCCGTCGCCAATGCCAGCGCCTTCACGATCGCCGTCGTCGTCTTGCCCGACCCGTTGCCGCCGCCAATCCCCACCAACCGCGCCCGTGACTTGAAAATCGACTTCGTCCGCGGATTCGGAGGCTCGTACCGCAGCAACTGCATCTCCCGCCGGTCCTGCGCGTCCAGGCGCAGCAGCTGCTCAAGCGAGTACCGGAACGCATCCCCCGGCAAATTGTTCAACTGGCCAGGATCCAGCTTCGTCAGATCGAGAAACGTGTCGCCAATCCGCGGCATCAGCCACCTACCAGCTGATCAAGGAACTCCATCAGCAGCATCCGGTCCGTAAACACATGCTCGACCCGCTCGTTCCGCTTGTGCCAGACCTCAACCCACCAGCCGCCCTCGACAACCTTCACCGTGAACGTCATCCCTTCCGCTCCGTCGGCAACTTGTCCATGAACGGCGCCGTCTTGTTGAAAACCTGCTCCTTCACCGTCTCCGAAATCACCCGCGGCTCAACCGACGAATCCTCCGTATACGTCCCGTCAATCACAAAGCCACGCCGCTGCGCCTCCCGGATCGCCGCCGGCAACAACTCCTTCATCGACCGACGCTCCTCAAACGAGAAAATCTGCGTCGGCTTGCCCTGCAACAAC